AGCCAAACCGGTGATTTTACGTTGCGCTTCAACCACGCCGTTCGTATCACCGATCTCAATCGCCCTAGCTAGATCTTGTTCTGCTGTGCCCATTTGGGTTTCAACACGAGTGCTATACTCATTAACATAGCTAGTGTCTAAGGTGTTCATGCGCTCTTGAAGTTTTTGAGCTTCTGACTGAACTCCTTGAGCGTACCGTAGAGCCTCGTCTTTCTGACGCTCGGCTTCACGCATTTTCTTGGTCAAGCGATCAATACGTTTTTGCGTATTTGTTTCCGCTTTTTCAAACTGATCCTCAGTCTGAGCCTCTACCGGAGGCGTCTCTTCCTCTTTCTGAGCCTCTAGCTCAACCTCGGTATCTAGATCCTCTTCCAGATCTAACTCAATTTGTTGCTTATCCTCTGCCATTTTCAACTCCTAGAAATGAAGAATATCTTCAGGTTCTTGTATCTTTGCCAATACTTCGTCGTCGTTCAAAATACGAACTTCGCCGCCGTCTATTTTAAAGCGTGAGCCTGAGTAACGCGCAAACATCACCCAGTCCCCCTGCTCACACCAACTCCCCATAGGGAATTTTTCTTTGTCCTTGTAAGCTAAAGAACCCACTTTCAACACATATCCTACCTGAGTAGACACGGTTTGTTCTTGAACAACAGCGTCTGGCAAATAAATACCCCCATCAGTTTTACCCTTACCTCTGTACGGTAAAACCAAAATTCTCCACCCCGTAGGGCTAGGCATTCTTTCTAGGAGAGACTCCCCGATAGCACTGGGGTCTAATACCTTGTCGGTAACGTCTTTATACGCGGAAGCTATGTTTTCAACACCTTCCGAAACCTCTGCGAGGTTGATCTTTGCGTCAGTCATTTGATCGCTCCTGTTTATCTAGCAGGCCCTTGAGTTCCTGTTCCACATGATCTAGGGATTTTAAATTGCCCATGAGCTCACGATATTGCTCTATGCTCTTTACGTTGTCATAAATCAACAAATCGTAAATAGCCTGTCGCCGTTCTTTTATTATGCGAAAAACAGCTTCCGCAAAGTAAACTTCATCCACTCCGATAACTCCGCATTAAATCCTATGTCTTCTTATAACATACTATTCGGATTCTGCAAGAGCTCTCATCCTGTCTACCAAACGTCTGGCCCGATTTGGGACCTGTGTATACCATCTGGAATCTACCATTTCGTCGGCTGCGGCGTTCCAATCACGGGCATCCACACCAGCCTTCATACCTTTAAATTTGCTTAGTCGAGGCCGACCCATGTTGAACATCATATTACAAATAATATGTTGCGCCTCTTCCGGCAAGTCCTCAAAGTCTGGGTACAAAACTTTGCACTCATCAATCGTTACTGCAATGTCTAAAGAAAACAGGTTTCTAACTCGTTCCTGTTCGACAACGGTGCCAACGGGCTTGCCATATTCTTCGTCATGCTCAGTGATTAAATGACCCACACCACAAGTTGGTAGTGCTAAATGATCTAAATACACCTCGTACTTGCAGCCCTCGTCTTCGGCTATTTCTTCGCGTAATACATTTTTGTTCATTTTTTAAATCCTTTTAGACCCCGAATACCAAAGGATGCGCCAATGCTGGCGTACATCGCCCATTGAAACCATTCTGGTGTACGAGATAACGCGGCAAACCCATCCTCAACATACTGTTGGGTAAACGGAATAAAGCACATTGCAATTATACAAATAAACAGAATAGTCCATGCTTCGTCTTTCCACGAGTTATCAGAGGCTTGCGCCATTATTTTTTCCCAGCCCGCCTCATGCGTAGCTGCGGTGACCATAACCTGCGCTTCTGCCTCTGCCCGTGCTTTGGCTACAGCGCCCTTGGCTTTAGTTTGTTCAACCTTAGAATCCATCCATGACCCAGCAAGACTTGCTATCGGTCCTATAAGTGCTTGTATCATTCTATGATCCTCACAATGTAATGTGTGCCATCGGTGTTCTTTGATACCTCAACTGTCTTATTTTCACAAGAATACCGCACAGACGTTGATTTTTTATACAAGTTTCTTTCAATAGTACGCTTGGCTTTCAGACATTTAGATATTTTTTCATAAGCGGTATGCTCTGAAACATCACCGCCCATGTACAAAATCAATGTCATGGTTTTAATTACTGTTGCGTCCATTTCTAATTTTCTCTATTTGGGTTTCTATGTTTGTAATTCTCTTTTCATAAAAATCTAATGTAAGCTTTTGTTGCTGATCATGCGGTGCGCGGCCTTCATCTATTTGCTCTTGCAGCTTGGAAAGCTGTTCTGCTAGATGCTCAATCAACATATACTGCTCACTATCGGCTGGCAGACTGCCCATATCACCACGAGGCCATTTGATGCGAAACTCTGTGTTTTGACCTAAATCAGCCTCCATCAATATAAATTTATTTTCAATCGTATTTAAGCGTTCAATGATTCCAAAATATGCCCATGTTCCTATAGCCGCCCCTACAACCATCGCCATAAGATTGCGTATGGGCATAGATAGTTCAGTGTTCTCATTTATCTTGGTTGCCACATCATCCCCACAGGTAGCCGCCTAAAAAAGAAAACGTCCATATTATGGGCAAAACATAAAACATCATTCAACACCTAGAACCTTTGACAATCCGAACACTTCAAGCATTATAAAAGTAAAGAAGAGCAACAAGATTGAGCCCGCTATTAGCTTTCCTGAAAAGTTGGTTGAGCCAATCTTAATAGCTACAAATTCATTACCCAAGATACGAAGCACTAGCTCAAAGCTGTTTTGTCCGACATTAACTTCTACGGGTTTTTTCTTTTCTTCAGTCACAATCTTCCTTTCCAGCACAATCTTCTGGAAAACAATGAGCCATCATTCGGTAATATTTGTTTTCGTATGTTGCTTTCCACATATCTTCGTCAATAAGATAAACACATTGTTCTTCTGTCATCACTTGTTGTAATACTATTTGATTACCAATATATTCCCAATTTATACCGTTGTTTCCCCACATGCTTATCACCAGTAGGAACCCCTTTTCCATCCTCAGTATAACTCCTGATTTTCGTTTACTTTTACCGGTTTACAATATGCCGTAGCCTTATGTTCTGAGGGAACTCCGCTATAATGCTGATAATTCCCATACCTCTTTGTTACCTGTGATGCGAAAAAATTGCAATCTGTTACTGATCTAAAGTACATGTCTTGACTTTGAACCTTACCGCCCAAAACCAGTACAAGAACAAAAGCGTGTATCATTTTTTTGCCATGTAAGCTTGTGCGCCAAAGTAAAACCCGACAATCGACGCCTGACTAAGAAATAGCATATCACTCAAGCTAGCCAGAAACGCCAGCCTGCTCTCCGGTATCCACGGAACCAGAGGCAGCAGCGCAAAGCCAACCATACTGGCAACAGCAATCCATGCCATACGTTTCTGTGCGTCCGCCTTCTCTTCACGAAGCTCTAACTCCAACATATCCTTCGCGTGAGCAATTTCCTCGTCCGTCACAGTGCCGTCATTATCAAGGTCGAACTTATTAAACCTAGAGTTTTCTGAAAGGGTCTTTGCCATTTACCACTCCACAATCTTGTTGCTACTATTAGGGTCATACAAGCACATATACGCTCTTGGACAAAACTCACTAACCACAATAGAGGTGCGGGTTTTATTCGCGCCCTCATAGTTACAGTGCCATTCCTTGTCTACTTTCTTGTATTTAACAAGCCTGCACGGCACGTATTTATCTACATCCGCTCGTGCCATCATCACAATCATCACAACAAAGAACATCGCAGCCATCAAAATAGCACCAGCAACCATAAAAAACTGCTTCAAATTCTCTTCAAACTCTTTGGCCTCCTGTATCTTCTTACGCCTCTCCGCCGCAGCCGCCTCTTTGGCAGCCTGTATGCGTCGTGCACGTTCTTCTGTAATGGATTTCCATGTACCGGGTCCAAACCTCAAATCCACCATTTGTGCTATTTCACGCATCTGCTCTTGTGCAAGGCGAGCGTCAATAATCTCAGACGCAACAGACTTTACGCCGAACTGGTCAGCTACACCGACACCGGACTTCTTACTTCTTTTGTGCTGAACCTGCTTCTCGCCTTCAAACAGGTTATCTATGTAATGCGCTATATCGGATACGTCATTAGCGGTGCCAATGGCACTTTTGATGCCATCAACTGCCGCTTTAAATAAAGATATCCCTGCCAGCGCCGTAGTTATTGGTTCCATTTTGCCCCCAGCTTTCCTCTACTGCCCGCGCTGTTTGAGTAACTCTCTTTCCATAGCTGATTGAATACGTGCTGATGTCTGCTTCTCTTGGCTAGCCAACCGCTGCTGGAACTGAGCACCACGCATCTGCTGGTTCTGTGCATCCAGATTGAGCTTGGCCGCGTCGTTCTGTGCATCTGCCTGTTCGGCCTGTGCCTTGATCTGTAGCTCTTTCTCCTTGAGTTGTACCAGAGGATCCGGCCCTTGACCCGATACCTGCTGGGACATCTGCTTGACCATCTGCATACCCTCGGCAATAAACTGCGCGGTCAAACCCTCTATCTGCAACATCTCCTCTTCAGTTGCAGCCTCACCACCAACAGCCTGCCTAGACTGAATAAACTGCACTGCCGCCCGTTCCCGCGCTGCGATCTTCACATGCTCCATGATGTGCTTCTGAAGCGCCATAGCAATCGCAGGCATTCCAGCAACCATTGGCGTAGAGCCAAATACCATATGCGCCATAATATGTGCTTCATGCTCCTGACCCTCAAACGCCTGCAACGGCACCATGTCCATTGAGTCGATGTTCTCCTGTGCCGGATCCTTGGGTGTAGGCTCCTCATCAGGAATGCTCTTCATAACCCTGTCGATGTCTTTTACACCCAGAGCCTCGTACATGTCCTTGTACACTTCATACATGTTGTGCAACTCAGGAGCCGCACCCGCAAGCTGCAACTTGGTTTGCGCCAAAGCAATCCGCTGCGCCTGACTAAACATATTCGGATCAGATACAGGAACCACGTCAATCCTGTCGTCAAAGTCACTCGCCATCACAGCAGACTCTGCACCCTCTACAGAATACGGATACTCCTGCGGCAAGCTCTCCGACATAACCCGCGCCAGCATCTTGAACTCAATCCGCATGGCATAATGCAGCCGCTTATGCACCGCACTCATCACACGAGAACCCTGCTCCAGCATCGCAATAGTCGTTCCAACAGCCGCCTGCTGGTTACCATCACCCACCTTCAGGTCTGTAATCGTCGCAAACCGCTGACCCGCCTGAACAACAAACCCCAACAAGTTAAACAATGTCTGATCCGGCCCCTTAAACGGCAACGGCATCAAACTGTCGCGAATAGCACCACCCGGAGCGTCTACATCCCTGAACTCACCCGGCTGTAACGGGTCATCATCGTCCCTGATCCGTAGGCCGCGGGCCTTAAATCCTGCTGGAAGGTTGGATAACGTCCCTGCGTCAATCAACTGACGAAGTGCAGCCGTAGCTGTGCGCGACAGGCCACCAATCGTGTGAATTAAGCCCAATCCATAGAAACCAAAGCCCGGAAGGAACTTATAATGCACAAAATACTGTATTTTCTTCTTGTTCTCGTCTTCCTCACGGTAATTACGACGAATTGACAGTACCTGACCGTTGTCCTGACTAATTGTCACTACATATGGTATTTTAATACCCGTTGCCTCGCCGTCTTCGTCCTCCTCCTCATACCCCTCAAGGTCCAAATCAACATGACACTCCAATATCGTGCAGTCATAGTCGATCTGAGACGGCGTTACACCGTCAATGCGCTGTATCTCGTCGTCCACGGACGACGAATCGCCCTGCGAAGGCAGTACAGGTATGTCCAGATAGAAGCCAGACACCTGTTTCTTGCGTAAATCATTCAACGACATACGCAAAACCTGCGTTATGTTAGGACAGGACTCCAAATCTGACGTTTCATACGGCACAACCAAGTGCTCCGCCGGTACAAACTTACTTACAGCCCGCCCTTTTGTCTCGTCATAGTAAACTTTCTTGAAGGTAGACCCCGCCAAAGGCAAAAAGAACAGCATCTGGTCCAGTTCAGGTGTATATTCCTCCATCACGTTGGTGATGTAGTAGTTCATAAACTGCTTTACGCGGATGGCCTGCTGCTCTTTCTCACGGGTTTCTGCTCCCAAGACAGCAGTTCGCACGGGACCTGAAGCTGGCAACAACTCGTTAAACGCCTGCGCTTGGAATTGTGTAGCAGCCTCTGCGAGCAAGGGATGCGTAACTCCGGAAGCTCCTCTGAACGGCTGCGCTCTCTCCTCGTAGGAGAAACCAAGAAGTTCCAAACCGTTGGCGTAAGCATCTTCCCACTCCTGTCGTCCCGACTTGTTGCTGTCAAACTCAGACATCAACTCGCCAGCAATACGGGACAACTCACGGTCCGGTATCTCTTCGGCCAAGTTCATGTAGAAATCATCACCCTTGCCGCGTTGGTCCTGCGGATCAAAATCAATGGTTACACCGCCGTCCTCGTCA